GTCCTATTATGTTGGTAGCCGAAGTAATGGGACAAGACCCGAACAAAGCTGTATTCTGGTTCATCTTGATTCTAATCTCGGTCTTTGACCCTCTGGCTGTTGCTCTAACACTTGCCGTAAACATCGCCCTACGAATCCGTAAGGAAGAGAAGGAAGAAGCTCTAAGGCTCGCTAAGGAAGAGCAAGAAAGAAAGGAAAGGGCAGAACTCCCTGACCTTACAAATACTAACAAAGCATCCCTAGATGCTTACATTAAAAAGATTGCTAAGGCGCAGCAATCCGAATAACTACTTGATTTGGCCGTTGTGTATCGCTATAATGTGACCCATCACATATAAGGATACACAATGGCCAAATTAGTTTTAAACGAAAAGTATCGTCCTAAGAAGCTAGAGGACTACATTTTCGCTAACGATCTTACTCGCAGCGTAGTAAGCAAGTGGATCGAAGAGAAGAACATCCCTCACATCTTCATGCACGGTCATCAAGGCACCGGCAAGACCTCCCTAGCATATCTCCTAAAGAATGAACTCGGTATTGATGATTCCGACTTCCTACTAATTGACTCTTCCAGTGATGGTAATATCGCTACTCTACGTAATGATGTGGCGAACTTCATGGACACTATCCCTATGGGTGAGGCAAACCTAAAGATCGTTCTATTTGACGAAATTGACGGTATGTCCATTGCTGCTCAGAAGGCTCTCCGTGGATTCACCCAGCATCCTTCGACTCAGTACGTTCGATTCATTATGACCTGTAATAACCCTAATGCGGTTATCCCAGCCATCCACTCACGCGCACAGGAAATTCAGTTCAAGTCTCTCGACAAGGACAGCATGCTAGAACGTCTGGCAGAAATTCTTGTAACCGAAGAAATTGAAACCGACCTAGACAACATGGAAGCTTACGTAGACCGCTTCTACCCTGACTTCCGTAAGCTTCTAGAAAGCGTTGACCAGTTCACTATCGATGGCAAGCTAACCCCTGCTGACGAGATTGACGTAAGTGCGTCGGAAGACTTTGAGTTGGTTGTACTTGAAATCTTTGAAGAGAATAAGTACGATAATGCCGACATTCGTGAGGCTTTGAGTATGGTAATGTCCGATGCTGATTGGGACAATCTATACAAATTCCTCTACGAGAATATGCACGAAATGGGTAAGTTCGCTGACAAGGATATGTGGGCTAGAGGTATTGTTGTCGTGGCCGACCACATGTATAAGCATTCGCAGGTAGCTGTACCGGAATTGAATGCAACAGCTATGTTTGTAAGGTTGGGTCTGCTATGATTGAAGTATTGACAGAAGAACAGAAAGAAAAAGACTTCAAGGCTATCTACGCAATTAAAGATAAGAACGAGAAGCTTTCTTGGACCCGTCGCCAGAAGAATCTAGAAGAGTTGATCGCTACTGAAATCAACCCTCTAGCTGAACAGATTCTAGCGTTGCAGATGCAGCAGCAGGATTTGATCGACAAGGCAATGGAAGCCCGAGAGAAAATGGTTAAGGAATGCATTCATCCGAAGGGATCATTGGTTCACTTCAACACGCATATCCTTTGTAAGTTCTGTAACCGTAAACTATCACGACCAAAGACAAAATGACCGACACCGAGAAAAAAGAACGAAAGCTGGATATGTTTGAAGTCCTCAAACAGATTGACGCTGGTAATCGAACTTTTCTAGATACTCTGGATGAAGATGCTAAGAAGGAATTCGTACCATTGTTGACGATGCGTTGGGCATCGTCAGCAGGCGGTATGCAGGCCGTCCTATTGAACGAGTTGGTAAACCCAATGGTATTCAAGGCTCACAACCACCCGGCCCTTCTATACAAGTTAATGGTGGCTTCTTCCAGTGGAAAGCAAAGGCGATACCGATGGCTGAAATCAAAGTCCAAGACTAAAGACAACAAGTTGACCATCAAAACAATTGCAGGCTATTATAAATGTACCGCCAAGGATGCTGGTTACTACGCCAAGCGTCTACCTCTTGAAGATATTCTTGAAATGGCCGAAGCATTAGGTTATGATTCCGACACTATTAAAGAACTAAAAGCTGAACACAAGAAATGACTGAGAATATCAAACCCTTTTACGAATGCGAATACTGTTTCAAGAAGCTGACCACTCAGGCCAGACTCGACAAGCATAACTGCGAAGCAAAGAAGCGTGCAGACTACATGGCAACGAACAAGGGTAAGAGCGCATTCTACTGTTATGAAATGTGGAATTCACTTCGTGGATTCAAAGTTAATGGCGTAGAAACCTTTATGGACTCGAAATATTTCAAGTCCATTGAGCGTTTTATTAAGTTCTGCAACAGCACTGGCATTCCAGATCGTAAGCATTACATTGAATACATGATTTCAAAGGAAGTAATGCCATTCAACTGGACCAATCCTGAAATCTATGACGAATACATCCAGCACTTTGATAACACGAAAACGCCAGAGGAAATGGCTAGAATCAGCATGGACACCCTATTCGATCTTGCAGACCTATTTGATTGTGAGATTAGTGAGGTTCTAAGTCACATGTACGCATCTGACCTGATGAAGCTCGTAGTAGCCCGTAAACTAAGCCCATGGATTCTACTGCCAAGTAAATCCTTCAAGAATTACATGAGAACGGAAGTTACTGCGGAACAGACAGTGTTGATTAACTCAACGATCAATTATGACATTTGGGGACGAAAGTTTCGAGAGAATCCAGAGGCCGTACAACAGATGAAAGAAATCGTTAAGGAAATGGATTTCTAAGTCATAAATAGAGGGATCAAGTATCCCTCTAATAAATGTCAAATTACACTTCCCGCTATCAGATTTTTTATACTGATAAAGATAAGACCCCAATTAGCGTCCCGCGTTCGTTAGTAGTAACTGACGCGGGCGATATTGTATTCATTGGTAAGAACCGTAAAGAATACGGTGAGGTATTCAATACCAACGTTCTACATTTACTAGAACACTTCGCTTGTCCAGAAGGCAGCGATGGAATGCCAGACTACAATACAGTCATTAAACCAACACTACGTAATCCCACGGTAGGACAAATTTGGTTTAACAAAACTAAAAAGTCTCCTTTCCTTTGGAACGGAACTAAGTGGGTATCCTTTGCTTCTCGTAACCGAACTATCGGCGGAAACAATGGTGTACTCTATAATGGAAATCAAATTCCAGCCCCTCTTTCCAACATCAATGGAACCTTAACCCCAATGCCTTACAGTGATTGTGCATGGACGGTATCTCCGTTCGGCATGACGGCTGCTACGCGCCTAACATATCTTGAATGTTACACTGACAAGGATGCATGGGTAACCATGCGTTACATGGTTCAAGGCTCTCTAGAATTGGTAGAAGGTTATGCCAACTATCAGATCATTGGTGTAGGTGGATCAAATGAATGGAATGGTGGCAACAATGGTGTTCCTCCGTCAACCCCAAACATTCCGGGATTGACTCCAACCCCATCAGTCACACGTTCAGGTACTCCGCAGCCAACAGCCCCGGTAACCCCGTCCGTCACACCAACTATTACACGTACTCCGGGTATGACCCGCAGCCTGACGCCAACGCCAACGGCAAGCCGTACAGAAACGCCTGTACCGTCCGTCACGCGTACTCAGACGCCTACCCCGTCACCGACCCCAACGATTACTCCGACTGTTTCTCCGAGCGTCCCACCGCCGATCTGGATCAACATCTTCGATCAAAAGACGGTGAAGGACGTTGCAGTAGGAACCGATTACTCATTGAACTACCGCATCACCGAAGCCGGTTTGATTATTATCTACGATAATTATGGTTTGAGTATTCCTAGCCAGTGGATTTATAACGACAGTCCAGTTAATTACTCCATTAGGGTAAGTAATGTTGTCGGAGAACCGCTAACTGGATTCGTAGATGATTGGTTGAATACGGGCGTTCAGAGAACATGGGGTATTGTAACTACAAATACTACTGCCGTTGGAACCTATACGGTTACCTTCTTGGTTGAAATTATGAGAAACGGCGATCAGCAGATCATGGACCGTTGCAATATTACTCTGCAAATCAACGTGATTTGAGATAATAAATACACAGGATTAAGGATTTAAAATGGCAAATTGCGCAGATTTTAGTTACATCATTTACTATACAGATCAGGATAAGGGTACTATCCAGATTCAGAAGTCGGAGCTAAACACTACGACTCTTGACATTGCCCTTATTGGTAAGATTCGTTTAGAGTATGGTGAAATTTTCAATGAAAACATTCTTCACTTGTTGGAGAACTTTGCTGCACCTGCTCTTCCGTCAGAAGACAAGCCGGATACCAGCAAGACTTTCAACGCTATCCTAAGTAACCCAACGGCAGGACAGGTGTGGTACAATACCACAGCTAACCGTCCATTTGTCTATGGTAGTGATGGTGTTTGGAGAACATTTGGTAGCCTAGATGACGTAGCCGGTAACTCCGGTGTAATCATGGGCGACGGTAATAATGCTCTACCTATTCCAGTTTCTCAGGATGGTTACAACTTTAGCTTAGATGAATGTAGTTGGAGTGTTTCACATTCCACTTCCCTGATG